TACATCTCGGAGACGAGGACCTCGACGTACTCGGCCGGCCGGGGCGAGGGGACCTCGTCAGGCGCGTAGGCATGCTTCGGCGCGACGGCGGCGTCGAGGAAGGTGACGGCGGCGGCCTGGTGCTCCGAGAGGCCGGCCATCACAGCACCTCGGACAGGATCCGGCGGACGCGCGCGGCGAGGTCTGGGCCAACACGGTCCGCGGCCTTCTCGAGGTCAGTGTTGCGGCCGTGGCGGTAGCCGACGCCGACGAACTCGGTCTTCGGGCTGCCGTCCGGACCGAACTCGCCCTCGAGCGGCCCGGTCATCTCCGAGTTGATGCGCTTGTGGAACGCACTGCCATGCGGGCCGGCCTTCTCCCGAGCGAGAGCACGCGCGAGGTCTCGGCCGAGGTCCGTCGAATGCTTGACCGCTCGGCGTGCGCGCGGCCGGAACTCCCCAACGGCAGTGGCCTGCCGCTCGGCGAGGCGGTCGATGTGGTGGCGAACCTTGACGCGCACGGCGGCCTCCTAGAGCTCGATGACGTCGAGGCGACGTGCGGTGGCCATGGACTTGGCGGGGACGTTGACGACTAGGTAGCGCCGCCCGAGCAGCGCCGGGTCATCGAGGGGCCCGACAGCGGTGACCTCGTACTCCCACGCGCCGCCGACCTGGCCACGCTGATCGCCAGCGGCTGGGACCTTCGCGGCGACGGGGATGTGCAGTCCACCCTCGAGGACGGGCCGCTCGACGTCGCCGAGCCGGACGTACCTGGTCGTGGTGTCCTTGCCTTTGGCGCCTTGGAGCTTCCCGAACGTCTCACCTTCGGGCGTGAAGGCCGGCACCTTGTAGCCGTCGGCGTCGGTAGTGAAGCCGTTTGGTGAGTAGGCAGCGAGTGTGAGGGTCATCAAGGCTTCGGCCATCGCCTGTCCGCGCTCGAGGCGCGCGGCCAGCCGCGTCGGGAGTCCCGCCGTGTCCATCAGCAGTACTTGACCGAGCCGGACCAGCCGTTGAGCACGGCCGCGTCTGCTGATTCAAGGCGTCGAAGCTCGGCCGCGGTGAAGTAGACGTCCTCGGTGGCGTCGGCGTTCTTCCAGGCTTCCTGGTAGTCGTCGATCGAACCGGACTCGGACTCGCGGCCTTCGGGGTTGCGCAGGACCCGCCGCGCTGCCGCGGTGACGACGTCAGCCACGGTGGTGGCATCGATCTGCCCTGCTTCGATCCGGCCGACGAGGCCCCGATCCTCGCGCTGCAGCTGGCGCCAGGCGACGTCGAGCCAGTACCGCTGAAGCTCGTCGTCGGCTGAGCCGGTGTAGCCGGGGATTGGGGCGCTCGCCGGGTTGTCCATCAGTCCTGCGCCTCGTCGTCGGCGATCAGGGCGGCGATGAGGGTCTCTGCGCTGCCACGCTTGCCGATCCGGTCGGCGTCGTCGCGTCCCTCGTTGCGGCGGTCGATCTCGGCCTTGAGCGCGTCGAGGTCGAGACTGGAGTAGTCCGCGATCGCCTTCGCGTCGGGGTCGGGTGACGCCATGTTGAGCTGCTCGATCTCGGCCATCAGAGCCTCGATCTGCTCGTCGCGCTCGGCGATCTGGGTGTCGTACTGCTCGCGCAGCTTGGCGACCTCCTCCACCGCCACTGTGTCGCCAGCAGCGGACGAGGGCGAGGCAGGCTCGCCGCCCCACACATCGGCGGCGATGGTGTCGGCGCCCTCGATGTCGGCCTCGTCGGTCCCGGCCTCGTAGATGTACGGGCCGACCTGCACGGTGGTGCTCAGCTTGCGGCCCATCAGATGAGTCCCTTCCAGATCACGATCGCGTCGGTGTCCTGGAGGACGGGCATCCCGACTGCGGCGCCCTTGACGGCACGCTGGACGGGGTTGTCGTTGCCGAGCGTGACGATCGTGAGGCCGGGGACCTCCGCCGCGGACAGCGCGGTGCCGCCGTTCGGCTGGACCCGCTGGACCTGCTGGACTGCCTCCTGCGTGATGCCGAGCTCGGTGCGACCGACCGGGTCGTCGTTGCTCGGCAGGAACACCAGGGTGCCCTCGGCGAAGAACCGGGTCCGGTTTCCGGCCGCGTCCTTCATCTGCCGGTCGTAGGTCACCGGCACCGGAAGGCCGCGGTTGGCGGCGTAGGCGGCCACCTGGTCGCCACCGACCGGGCCCTGCGGGAACGCCACCTGGAGTGCGGCGACCAGCAGGCTGTAGACCTTCCGGGTCGTCAGCGCCACACCCGCCGCGTCACCAGCCACGGCGACGTAGGCGTCGTGGGCCGCCGCGTAGGCGTTCCACACCGCAGCACCGTCCGCCGGGTTCAGCGGGGCACCGGCCGTGATGATCTGCGCGCCGGGGATGCCGAAGTCGACGCTGTGCGTGGTGCCGTCCTCGGTGACCAGGGAGATGACCCCGGTCGAGAGGAGCTGGCCGCGCATCGCCTCCATGGTGTTGTCCACGGTCGCCGCACACTGGCCGGCCGCCGAGGTGACGGCGGGCTGCCAGTCGACCTGCTGCCCGGCGAGCTGCTGGGCCAGGATGAACTCCTGGTTCAGGTCGACCTCGGTCAGGTTCACGATCGGCGTGACGGCGGGCAGCTCGCCCCGGACGTCGACGATGCCCTGCTTGAGGATCGGGATCGCCGGCGCGTCGAACGCACGGATCGGGACGGTCTGGTCGTTGCGGGTGCGCCGACCGAGACGGTAGGTGACGCTGGGCACGTTGACCACGGGGAAGAACCGCGCCAGCGAGTTGCGGGCGTCCTGGAGCTGGCGAGCCGCGAGGATCGTGGGCCGCAGGTCCGGGACGAGATCGATGAGCTGCATGATCAGTGGGTCCTCTCGGGTCAGGCCGGCGTGACGCCGTTGATGAAGTTGATGTTCTTGAGCGCGTTCTCCTGCGCGAGGGTGAGCGCGGCCGGCAGGAAGCGCCGGTCCACGTCTCCGCCGTCGACGACCGCGATCAGGTGCGTCTCCCCGGCCTTGTGGGTGTACTCGTTGAGCACGAGCCCCTTGCCGGCGACCAGGGACCCGGACTTGACCAGTCCGTTGGCGTCCTTGACGACGTCGGCGAACGCGACGCTGACGCCACGGGTGCTGGACTTGAGCATGTTGCGCAGCCAGCGGGTGTCGCCGTTGCTGTAGGTGGTGCGCTTGGGCGCGAAGTTGGACACGGTGCTTCTCCTTCGGTTGATGTGTCCGGATGGGTGATGCCCGTGGGTCGCGGCCTCGCGCCTGCGCCTTCGGGTGGTTCGGTGTCGCTCAGGCAGTCGGGGCGGTACGGATGCCTGCCGAGGACTGCATCTGCGCGAGGATCTCCTTGACCTTGTCGGCGTCCGGAGTGGCGATGGGGCCGCCTCCGCCGATGCCGACCGGTGCGATGCGGGTGGTCGACTTGGCCAGGTGGGGCTTGTCCTGGACGACCTTCTCGAGCGCGGCCTTCACCTTCTCCGCGTCGGCCTGCCCGTTGTTGTCCACGATCGCCCTGAGGTCGACGTTCGCGAGCGCGTCCGTCGGGTCGTGCAGCAGCGGCTTGGCAGCTTCGAGAACCGCGTCGCGGACCTTATTGGCGGCAGCCTCTGCCGTGCGCTGCTGCTCGGCCTCCTGGAACGGCTTGATCGCAGCGGACACGGCCTGCTGGACGATCGCGGCGATGTCGGGTGCCTCGCCCGTGGGCTTCGGCGGGTCGGCCGGCTTCGGAGGATCCGCGGGCTTCGGCGGGGCCGGCTTGGCCCGGGCGGCATCACGCTCCCGGAGCGCGGTGTCGCGATCCCGCTCGGCCTGCACACGGGCGGACCGCTCGCGGACCAGCGCCGTCTTGCCGGGGTCGCCGAGCGCGTCCCACGTCTCCTGCGGCACGTCCTCGGGACGCTCGGGCGGGTCGTTGGACGGGTCGCCGCCCATGATCGGGAAGATCGGGCGGCCGTCGCGGCGGAACCCGATCGCGCGGATCGGCTCGCCCGTCAGCGGGTGCGTCTTGCCGAGCAGCGGCAGGAGCAGGGCGGGGGTGGGTCGGGACATCGCGTCCTCCTGTGGATCTGGCGCGCTTGGTACGCGGCGCCGGGCGCTCCTCGCCCATCGCGGGCGAGAGGTCAGGTGAGGTAGCCGTAGAGGCGGAGCAGCCGCAGCGCGTCCTCGCGGTCCGCGGCGATCTTGTAGATCGACTCGGGGCGCAGGCGGACTGGCAGGGACGGGTTCTTCTTGCGCCAGGCTGCCCGTCGCGTGGTGCCGTACTTGGTGACCTTGAGCCGGCGACCGTTGACCTCGGCCGTGGAGATCCCGGACGCCGAGTTGATGACGGTCGTGACGTCGGCCCCATCCCGGATCGCCTGCGTCTCGGCCTCGGTCAGGTCACGGATCCAGCCCCGCTCGAAGGCATCCTCCGGCGTGACGACAAGGCCGCGGTCGAGCGCGTCCTGGAGTGACGCGACAGGCTCGTTGGTGCAATCGCAGCCAGGGTGGCGGTCGAAGGGCTCGTCGGTCTTGTAGATCCGGCCGGCCAGCACCGTGCACCGCTTGCAGGACGGCGGAACGAGGATCCGGACATAGCGCTCGTGCCCCTGGGCGTACATCTCGGCCTGACCGGCCGAGCGGGCCGCGTCCTGCACCTCAGAAGCGATGAGCTGGGTGACCGCGGCTTGGAACAGAGTCGAGTCGGCCCACCACGGCAGCGGGAGCGCTTCGACAGGAGCAGGAACCCGCGCGTCGATCGTGGCGACCAACGGCTCGGAGATCGGATACCCGAGAGCGGAGACCCCGGCGAACGGGGCCGGGGAGACGATGGGCGGCCTGTCGAGCCGGGTCGAGGCCGTCGCGATCGCGAGCGCTGCGGCCCGGAGCTGGAATCCAGCGATCTGGGTCAGGATTTCCGGCCAGCCGGCACCGGCAGCCAGGAGGCGTTGGACGGCGATCCCAGCGGCCGCGGCGATCGCCGCCTGCTGGGCGTGGGACTCACGCGCTTGCTGCGGGGTCGCTGTCGGCACTCGGGATCGCCTTGAGTCGGGCGCGGGTGGCCGGGTCGAGCAGAGCGAACACGTCCGCGTTCGCACCGGACTCAGCAGCGCCGACGGCGGCGTCGATCACGTCCGGGTCCCACCGGAGCACCCGCTCGGCCACGACGCGCATGTCGTAGCCCGACGCGATCAGCTTCGTCGCCTGGTCGACCTGCTGTGACTCGATCCGGGTCTCGGGGTCCACCCACCGGGGAGCCACGCGAACGCGCGCGGACGGCGCCTCGATCGCGAGGATGATCTGGCCGAGACGGCGCCAGGACTGGTTCAGCGAGCCCATCCGGCCCATGCCGTTGATCCGCCGCACCATCGGGGCTTCGTCGACCTTGAGGAGCTCGCCGGTCATGTGGGACTTGAGGTCGAGCGAGAAGTAGCCCGACGGGAGCTTGGTCTGCCGACGGATCACCCCGGCCGCGTGGTCGGCCCAGGTCACGAACGACGCGAGGCCGGCGGGCTCGAGCTGCCCGAACTTCGCGTCCTTGCCGGTGTTGCCCCAGAAGTGGTCCGCGCGCGGCTTGAAGCCGATGGCCGGCTTGCCGTCGGCACCGAGGAGCGGTCGCGTCGGGTCCTTCGGGTCGCGCGGGATCTCCAGCCCGGTGCCGTACCGGATCGGGACCGCGCCGAAGTGACCAGCGAAGACCATCAGGCCCTCGATGAGGTCGATGACGTCGACCGCGGTGGCGATCCGGTCGATCTCGGACGTCGGCTCGGCAAGCAGGCGGGCGCGAGGGGCGAGCTCGACGACGGGAACGCCCTTGATGCCGGTCTGGATCGGGTCGCCGTCGGGGATCCAGCGCGAGGCGACGCCGGAGCCCTGCGGGTCGTCGTGGACTGCCGAGTCCTCGCGCAGCGGCTGGTCGACGCCGTCGAGTCGGAGCATCCCGCGACGGTCGCCGGTCCACTCGTCGGTCCAGATCTTGAGGTAGGCGTCGACGTCGTAGGGCGGTGCCTGCGACCGGTGGACGGCCGCCTGGGTGGCGGACTCGATGCCCACCACGGCCCGGTCGCCGCCCTTCTCGCGGGACGCGGAGGCGAAGGCGCGCGAGTCGATCAGTGCCTCGCGGTGCCCCTCCTGGTGCATCACGTCGAGGTCGCTGCCCTCCCAGGCCTCCTGGAGGAGCTTGCTGGTCTCCTTGTCGTCGACCGCATCCAGACCGCCGACCAGCAGCCGCTCGGTCAGCGCGTCGACGACCACCGCGGCCGTGCCCGTCTTCGGGACATCGAGGGCGGAGAACATGTTCCCCGTGACCATCGCGGTCTCCGTGCCACCAGCCGAGGCGACGATGAGGCCGGGGTAGACCTCGGCGTACTCACGCGCGAGGAACGGCAGGATGTGCTCGTTGGCGTAGCGGCGCTGGAAGCCCGCCGAGTAGGCCTTCTGCTTGTCGATCTTGTCCAGCAGGTGCTTGGTCCACTGCATGATCGTGGGCATCGGCCACCTCCTGGGATCGTGCGGTCAGAGTCCGAAGACGAGCGGCGGGAGGTCTTGGACCGGAGAGTCGGTCCAGCCGGCTGTGATCGCGTCGGCGCGAGCCTCGAGCGCGAGCGCGTCGCCCACGACGGTGTCGATCTTGCGAGCCGAGTTCGGGTTCTCCTTGCGGACCAGGCGGAGCCGGCCCTTCCACCACACGTAGGCGTTGCCGTAGTGCTCGGAGGCTTCCTTGTCGCCGTCGTGCCACGTGACGCCGTTGGTCAGGTCGGTGTGCAGCCGGTTGAGCGCGCCCGCCATGGCCACGTCACGGCTTGTCGGCCACGCGATGACGCGGGGCGTCTCGATCGTCTTGCCGTCGACGCTGTACCGCTCGTGGCCGAGCTCGGCGGCGAGGGTCTCGATGTCCGAGCGCCACTCGTGCGGGTCGTAGTAGCCCCTGACCACGCGGTAGTCGCGGTGGACCTCACGGATGCGGGCGAGCACCTCGTTGCGAGGCACCGACCAGCCCGCTCCCGCCGCTCCCGCCGGCTTCGGCCACGACCCGAGGTTGAACAGGAACCCGTCGGACATCCGGCATCCACGCAACACGGTGGTGTCGTTGTTCAGCGACCCGTCGAAGCCGATCGAGATTGCCGTTCCGAGCTCGACCTTCTCATCCGGTCGCGCCTGCCTGTCGTGGATGTTCTTCGCGATCCACGCGTCCGATCCGGCCATCGACCGGTTGAGGAAGTAGCGGGCCGCCTCCGCCTCGTCCCGGCACACGGTGGGATCGAGCATGTCGCTGTAGACGTCCTCGGCGACCATCCAGCCGTGCTGAGGGTCCATCGCAACGCCGTACACGTCCCGGAGCTGCCGAAGCGTCCGGTCACGGTCGGTGATGTCGATCCGGCCCTTGGCCTCGCGATGCAGCACGATCCAGTCCTCGCCCAGCTGGCCCTTGCGGTACATCCGCTCGAGGACTTCCCACACCGACTCCTCGCCGAGGCGGCACGCCGTCGTGGTCAGGAGCGCCCACGGCTCAGCGTGCTTGCGCTTGCCGGTGTTCCGCAGCGCAGTGGCGTACATGTCGCGCAGCTCGGCGGTGACGTAGAGGTGCACCTCGTCGGGGACGAGGAAGGTCTCCTTGCCACCGTCCTTCGACGCGGCGCCGGCGGTCGACAGCACGCACTCGCCGCCGTCAGGAAGGGAGATCGCCGTGGCCCGCATGTAGTCCCGGACGCCACGCACACCGCCGTAGATGTCGGGGTGAGCATCAGGCCCCCACTCGCCCATGATGTAGGCGATGTTCTGGAAGGTGTTCCCGGCCTGCTTCTCCTCGGTGGCCAGGCAGCGGATGAACGGCGAGGTGACCGGGCGACCGACCGGCTGCCCGCTGGCATCGAACCCGTCGCAACGCACCGGGCCGAGCGCCTCGGCGACGCCGATGATGCCCGCCTTCTCAGACTTCGACCGGCCCTTCGGCATCGAGAGCACGCCGCGGCGCTTCTTCCGCCGGCCCGTCTCCGGGTCGAGCTCGTAGGCGCCGATGATGAAGTCCTCGATCTCCGGATCGGAGCCAAGGTCGAGCGGCTGCCCCATGACGTCGCCCGGACCGTGGCAGGCGTACTCGTTGAGCCAGTCGATGATCGTGTAGCCGAGGGAGCAGACCTGCCCCTCGAACGCCGGGACGAACGGCATCGGGGATCAGCCCGACTGGCGCGCGGCGCGCTCCCTGGCCCGGTCGATCGAGGAGACCTTGGCCGCGCCGTCAGCACCACCAGGCACAGTCGGCTTCTGAGCCCCGCGAGGCCCACGGCGCTGAGGGCGCTTGCCAGTCGCCGCGTCGGGGAGGCGGAGGGCGGCGAGGAGCTGCTTCATCGAGTTGGCGGTCTCGTTCGCCTTCGCCAGCGCCGAGTCGATCCGCAACGAGACCGGGTCGCCCCGCAGGTCGGTGGAGATCTCCGCCCAGGTGCTGGCATCGCCCCGGAGGACCGCGTCGAGCTTGTCGCAGCGGTCCTTCATGCGGCACGCCTCGGTCAGCTGCACGATCTGCGGGCCGTCGAGCTCGTGGTCGTCGACGATCGACTTCCACAGCATCCGCCCGCCAGGGCCGAGGCCCGAGGGCATGCGAGGGTTCGGCATCGTGGGTCACCTCTCCGGGGCATCGCGCCCAACGCCGAGCCGGCATCGCGCCGTACCCGTCTGGTGATGTACGAGAAGGAGAACTCAGGTCTGGGAACTGCGAGACACCTCTCCCACGGTCCTCGTCCCGGGCGGGGTCGGATGGGGATGCCCCACCCTTATGCGTCTCGTGAGATACCGGCGTGGCTGGGGTGCGGGCATCGCGCTCGCTTGGCCGTGGCTTGGTTGCCGGTCGAGCACTCGGGACCGTGGTAGAGCCCCCGGTCGTCATCGCAGTGGCCGAGGTGCCAGTCGGCAGGGTTCACGGCGTGCGGCCTGCCTAGTGTCGCACAGCGCCAGCAGGTGAACCGCTGACCGGCGTCCATGCGCTGTTGGTAGTCGGCGCGGAGGCGGTCATGTGCGGCGTCGTAGCCGCGCGCTTGGCGTGTGCCTCGTGCTCGGTCCTTGGCTCGTGTGTGCTCGGTGCACCGTGAGCCTGTGGTCAGGTTCGGGCAGCCGGGGATCAGGCAGACCTTCACGTCGGCCGCCGAAGATGACTCGACCCCGGCTCGTCTCGGGCGAGTCGGGGTCGGGGTTCGGGGCGCACTACTCCGCCCCGGCGTTGCTGACAGTAGCACCTGAGCGGCGGGTGTCTCCACCGGCGCGCTTGATGCGTAGGGCTTCGGCGACGCGGTAGACCTTCCGGCCGGCGCTGTCGCGGCCGCAGTCGCGGAGCAGCGGGCCGAGCTCGACGGCTTCCTTGCCGGGTGGCTGGATGCGGACGACGCTGGCCCAGGATCGGAGGGTGGAGGGCTTGATGTCGAGGCGGTCGGCGAGGTCGGTGACGTTGAGCCGGTCGGCGTGCTTGAGGTGGGCGGCCTGGACGGCGAGGCGGTACTCGTTGGCGTTGAGGTCGCGCCGGCAGGTGGTGCACCGGTAGGTCGGATTGTCGGGGTCGGTGGTGTCCTTCCGGATCGGTCGGTGGCAGGTCATGCAGGGGGCGCCGGACTCGATCTGCTCGCCGTCGTGAAGGACGCTCTCGAGGTGGCTCTGGCACGCGGAGAGCGCGTCGGCCATGAGGTCGAACCGGAAGGTCTCGGAGGCGGCGAGGTCGGTGAGGTTGCCGTCGATGTAGGCGGCCATCGAGGTGATGGTCGGCGCGGTGACCCGGGGGCCGTGGCCGTAGTGGGTGCGGACGTTGCGGTCCCAGATGGCGAGGACCCAGCGGGGGTGGTGGTGGTCGGCGTTGTCGGGGCTGGGGGTCCAGCCGTGGGCGATGCGCTGGTACCAGGCGTCGGGGTTGGCGGTGGCGCCGTTGAGGTGGGCGGCTTCGCTGGTGGTTGTGCCGCGGGTGATGGCTTCGTCGGGAAGCTCGGCGGTGAGGCGGAGGATCTCGTGGAGGTGGGTGCGGGCGTCGTGCAGCTCGCGGGTGGTGGTCACGCTGGGGGCTCCTGTCGTGCGGCGCGTTCGCGGGCGACGCGGGCGTCGCGCTGCTCGGTGGTCTCGAAGTCGTGGTCGGGTCGGGGGTGGGCTCGGCATCGGGCCTCGGGCTGGCCGCAGGTGCCGCAGAAGGTGTGGCGGTCGTAGGGCTCGTGTGTCGCGGCGGTCGGCTCGGCGACCCGCTCGCGCCATGCGCTCGAGCGGAGGTTGGCGATCGCGGCCGGCGTCTCGAGCGACCCGTCGCAGGCCGCGCGGGTGACGGCCATGACGACGTCGCCGAGGGCGAGGTGTTGGACCTGGCGGATGGCGGCGAGGATCCCGGGTGCGTCCCAGCGGCGGGCGCCGTGGGGGCGGAGGTCTTGGGCGAGGACGACGAGCCGGTCGGCCCACTGCTGCTCGACGGGCATCAGGCACCTGCCTTCGGGGTCCAGCGGGTGCAGGCTGGCCACCATGCGCGGACGTCGGTGGCGGGCCCGTGGGATCGGGGCGCGTTCGGCTCGGCGCACTTCGGGTAGCCGCCGCCGGTCGTGCGGAAGGCGCAGATGCCGCACGTCGGCGTTCCGTCCTGCGGGCTGTCCGCGGTGCGGGTGCGGTCGGCGTCGGGGTGGAGCGGCCGGATCAGCGTGTAGGCGAGCGTCAGCGGGTGGATGCCCTGGCGGATGTGCTCGGCCTGGCGGCGGGTGCGGCGCTGGTCAGCGCTGAGCTCCTCGCGCTCCGGCGGCTCGTAGCCGCAGAAGAGCGGCTGGTCGTCGTGCTGGCCATCCATGACCTGGTCTGTCGCGGTGGCGGGGTTATCCACAGGGGCCGTCGTCGCGCGCGGAAGGTGAGGTTCATGGATGACCTGGACGCTCTTCCTCTTCCCTTCCTCTTCCTCTTCCCTTCCGGCGTGGA